GCAATCCGATGGTAATGACTCTGGCAAAGAGGTAACAAATGGCTATTTCTCAGGCAATGTGCACCAGTTTCAAGGTTGAGCTTCTTGGTGGCACTCATGACCTTGATACCGACACGATCAAGATTGCGCTCTACACCTCGTCAGCTACGCTGGGATCCTCCACAACGACCTACAGCAGCACAAATGAGGTTGCTAGTGGGTCCGGGTACACCACTGGTGGAAACACGCTCGCAGGAGCTTCTATTACCTCCAGCGGGACAACTGCGTTTGTTGACTTCACTGACACCACCTGGACGAGCGCATCATTCACTGCCAGGGGTGCGCTGATTTACAACAGCAGCAAGAGTAACAAGGCGATTGCTGTGCTGGATTTTGGCGCTGACAAGACCAGTACGAACGGTGATTTCGTTGTTCAGTTCCCGACTGCGGATGCAAGTAACGCGATCATCCGAATTGCCTAAAGGTAGATCATGGCGCTCGTTCTCAAGGATCGTGTAAAGGAAACTACGACCACTACCAGCACAGGCACTTACACGCTTGCCGGTGCGGTGACGGGGTTTCAATCGTTTGCCGTTGTAGGTAACGGAAACTCCACCTATTACACGGTCACTGACGGTACGAACTGGGAAGTTGGTGTCGGAACTTATACGTCATCTGGCACGTTTCTTAGTCGAGACACGATTCTTGAGAGTAGCAACGGCGGATCAGCAGTCAATTGGGGTGTAGGTAGCAAAGATGTATTCCTGACCTATCCGGCAGAACGAGCCGTGTTGGTGGACAACAATTCCGAAATTGTTCCTGCGACATCAGCAAGTCTGGTTGGTAACACCACCACGATCCAGCTTCGATACAGCACCACGCCCGGAGCAGTTCCTACGTCTGGGAGTCTTTCAGCTGGTGAGTTGGTGGTCAATACCGCTGACGGTAAGCTGTACTTCAAAGACAGCGGCGGGGCAGTTCAGGTTCTGGCTCAGATTAATCAAGCCACAATCGATGGGATTGAAACGCTTACCAACAAGCGGATTACCCAACGCTGCAACGCTCAAACTACCACAGCATCCCCGTTTGCTTGGAACAGCGACAGTTATGATCAACAGAGCTTTTCGGCCCTAGCTAATGCGTTAACAATCAACGCAGATGCTGGAACGCCGACTGATGGTCAGAGAGCGATATTTCGGATCAAGGATAACGGGGTTGCTAGGGCTTTGACTTGGACAACCGGAGTTAGCAAAGGATTTCGCGCTGTCGGGATAACGCTGCCTACAACGACGGTGATCAACAAGACAGTCTATGTGGGATGTATTTACAACATTGCAGATTCCCGTTGGGATGCTGTCGCAGTAGCTCAAGAGGCTTAAACAATGAAGATCGACTTCCAATTCGACACTCCTCATGGCAAGTTTGCTGATGCTCTGCATCTTCCGGACGATCACACGTTCACGGAAGCAGAGATCCAAGCCATGAAGGAACAGCGCCGGGACAACTGGATCGCTATTGTGACCGCGCCTCCGGTTGAAGAGCCTGATACGACCAAAGAGATCGCAGGTGAGGTGTATCAGAAGCTGGAGGGTGTCCCGCCTGCGGGGGCCAAGCTGATCGAAATCGAAGGCGTCTGGTACTACAAGGTGTAAGAGATGGCAAACCGCTTCTGGGTTGGCGGGACGGCAAACTGGGACGGCACTGCCGGTACCAAATGGGCAACCTCGTCTGGTGGTGCTGGCGGCGCTTCTGTTCCTACCAGTGCGGATGATGTGTTCTTCACAAACCTATCCACAGGAACCTGCACGATCTCTACTGGGAATACCGGAGCCAAGTCGATCAACTGTACGGGGTTTACGGGGACGATTGCTGGTTCTGCTGCTATTACCGTCTCTGGAAGCGTGACCCTTGTAGCGGGTATGGGGTTTACTTATACCGGAACCCTGACGCTGAACGGCACAGGCACGTTGACAAGCGCGGGCAAAACGCTTGGTCCGGTCACAATCAATGGATCTGGGATCATCGTAACGCTTGGTGATGCGTTGACTTTAGGCTCAATCAATGCCCTATCTGTTAACCAAGGGACTTTTGATACAGCAAACTACAATATTACAGCAGGGCAATTATCATCAGATACTAGTAGTGCAAGAACAATTAATTTAGGATCTTCGACTGTCACGTTCAGTCTTGCATCGCCAATCTCGTTTTCCCCAAATACTAACTTAACATTTAATGCTGGGACGTCATCAATTACTTGTTCCGCAAATAATGCAACAATTGTAACAGGGCTTACTGGGTCTGTTGGTGTAACATTTTATAATGTATCGTTTACTTCAACGTCGTCGACTACACATAATATTTTCAGAATTAACACATTTAATAATTTGACAATTTCTGGTCCAGCTTCTGCTAGCGTAACTCAGGTCACCTTCGACTCCCGCCAAACCATCAACGGCACTCTCTCCACAACCGGCACCGCAGGCAATCGCCGTGTCTGGTTCCGTGGTGTCACCTATGGCATCGCCCAAACCCTTACAGTCAACGCCACTCCCAGCCTGACCGACGCTGACTTCCGGGACATTTACGTTGTTGGCACCGCTTCGCCGATCAGTGGCACGAGGGTCGGGAATCTTCGCGGGTGCAGGGGGATTACCTTTGATACACCCAAAACCGTCTACTGGAACCTTGCCGCAGGTGGAAATTGGAGCGCAAACGCTTGGGCTGCATCGTCTGGCGGCGCAGTAAGTACAAACAATCACCCGCTGGCTCAGGACACGGCTGTCATTGGTAACACGGGGCTGAATACGTCGGCTACGGTGACCTTGGACTCGGCTGTTCCGTATCTCGGCACCATTGATATGTCCACGCGGACAAATGCAATGACGCTGGCGGGATCAACGGCATATACGGTTTACGGGGATTGGAAAAACGGGTCGGGAACTACTTTATCTGCGACCTCAAACCTAAGCTTTTCTGGGCGGAATACGCAAACCATTACCAGTGCAGGAAAAACATTTGGCGGTGGCATAACAATTGACTCTTATGGCGGAACAGTCGAATTAGCTGACGCGCTAAACCTTGGCACCAACTCACTCACAGTCACCAACGGCACGTTCGATACCAAGAACTGCAATGTCACTGCTGGCTCTTTGTCATCCAGTAACAGCAACGTCAGGGCAATCACGCTAGGGTCGAGTACGGTTACGTTGAGTTCTACTCCGGTGACGTTTACAACGTCAACAAACCTGACCTTTAACGCCGGAACATCGCAAATAACAATTTCTGCTACAGGAGGCTTTGCGGGCGGCAATCAAAGTTTTTATAATGTGTCATTTACATCTACTACCGCAGGTGTTGGGTACTTAATAAGCGGGCAAAATTCATTCAATAATTTAACTATCAATCCAATTTCCTCGGCAGGCATCGCATTAGCAGCTTTTAGTGCAAACCAAACCATCACCGGCACTCTCACTGTGGCCGGAGCCTCTCCAGTCCGCCGCATCTTTGTCCGCTCTGCCACCCTCGGCACCACTCGCACCCTGACCGTTGGCACCCTATCCGCAACCGATTGCGACTTCAGAGACATCACGATAGCCGGTACTGCTGCCGGATCATCTCCGACTCGCGCAGGAGACTGTGGTGGGAACTCTGGGATCACGTTCCCTGCGCCAAAGACTGTGTACTGGAACCTTGCTGGTGCTCAGAATTGGAGCGCTACGGGATGGGCACCGGGGTCGGGTGGTACGCCCAACATCAACAACTTCCCGTTGGCACAAGATACGGCGGTGTTCGATGAAGCTGGCAGCGTGACGGGAACGATCACAATCGATGCCGCGTGGAACATCGGTACGTTTGATGCGTCTGCACGAACGAGTGCGATGACGTTGACAATCAGCACTGGGCCGTTTGTTTATGGCGATTGGAAGTTTGGTGCGGGTGTTACATCTACCAGCACTCCAAATGAAATGACATTTGCAGGTCGCGGGACAAGAACAATTACTAGCAATGGAGTAACCTTTGGCTGCTCTATAAAAATTGATGCAGTAACCGGAACGGTAAACCTTGCGGACGCTTTGTCTTTAGCTTCGTTTCGGGCGCTTTCTCCAACAACCGGAACTTTTGACGCTGTTACATATAACGTAACATTAAACAATTTTAACGGCGCTAACTCGGGAAATAAAACTATAAAAATGGGTACGGGTACTTGGACTTTAACTGGGACAGGTACTATTTGGGATGGGACTCTAATGACTGCCTTTTACAAAGGCACTGCCGACATCGTACTGTCTGACACGAGCATCTCTGCGCGGACTTTTATTGGCAGCAATTTATCCTACAATAAACTCACCATCGGCGGCGCAACCGGCACTTCAACCCTGACCATCAGCGGCAACAACCAATTTACCGAGCTTGCCAGCACTAAGACTGTCGCCCACACCATTGCGCTGGGATCAACCTCCCAGACCTTCGGCAAGTGGACAGTTACAGGCACCGTGGGTAACGTTGTCACCCTGACCGGCACAGGGACTGCTCATCTCCTCGCCGGAGCTTGCACCTCGGGCATTGACTACCTTGCGATGGGCAGCATTGGCTTTTCAGCCTCCTCCCCCGCTGAGTTCTATGCTGGAGCCAATAGCACAGGGACTGCCGGTGCGCCCGTATACCGTACAGCCAAACCTGCTGATTCGACGCGCTACTGGGTCGGAGGTACAGGCAACTGGTCTGACACTGCTCGTTGGTCTACAGGCTCTGGTGGAAGCTCAGGCGCGTCTGTGCCGAGAAGCCATGATGAAGTTGTCTTCGACAGCCTGTCTAACGCGACTGCCTACACCGCTACGGTGAACGCCGTGACCGGCGGGATTCGGATGAAGGCTCTGACCATTGCTGGACCTCTTGTTGGCAACCTGACGCTGGCCGGATCAACTGCGATGGTCGGAATACACGGCAACGTGACGCTGCCTGCGACGGGGCTGACGAGGACTTATACGGGCGACATCACTCTGACAGGATCAACATCAGGTAAGACGCTGACGACGAATGGCGTGGCGCTGGCTTCCGCAATTACGGTTAACGGTGTTAATTGTGAATGGACGCTTGGGAGTGCGTTGACTATTGGGACATCGAACAACTTTACCGTTACTAATGGGCTGATTGACTTTGACACCTACAATGTTACGGTAGGCGCGATAGTAAGTAATGGTAGCAACTCTAGAACTATTGACTTTGGGTCGTCTGTTGTATCCATTGGATTTACTGGATTGAATTTTGGAACAACTGAAACCGTTGCAGCAAACCTTACGATTGTAGCTGGAACCTCCACAATAAACATTGACAATACAAATGGTGACTTTGATGGGAACGGCAAGACTTTTTACAATGTTGCCTTTACAGCCTCGTCTTCTGGAACCCCGGAAATCCGTGGTGTAAACACATTTAATAATTTGTCATTTACTGGCGTGTTTTTTGCTGGCGTTAAAAACATCCTTGTATATGCGAATCAAACAATAAATGGAACATTAACCTTTGTGGGTGGTCCTGATGCAACCTGTCGCCAGTTTTTTAGGTCAGACACCCTAGGAACGACCCGCACCCTGACCTGTGCTGCCGTGTCCTTAGTTGACGTAGACTTCCGCGACATCACGATTGCCGGTGCTGCGGCTCCTGCTTCGGGTACGCGGATCGGGGACTGCAAGGGGAACAGCGGGATTACGTTTACAGCAGCAGCGAACAAATACTGGAACCTTGCCGGAAACAACAACTGGTCTGCAACGGCTTGGGCCACATCGAGCGGGGGGACTCCGTCTGTCAACAACTTCCCTCTGGCCCAAGACACCTGCATCTTTGAATCGACCAGCCCCGGTACAGGAGCTACGACGACAATAAACCAAAACTACAACATCGGCACGATAGATATGTCGGCGCGTACCACTAACACGATGACGCTGGCAACAGGATCAACCGCTCCTTTCATTTACGGCAACTGGATCAACGGTACCGGCACTGGGCTAACAGGAAGCAGCACAATTACTTTTTCCGGTCGCGGTAGCCAAACGATTACAAGTGCTGGCAAAACATTTCCACAGTTATTTACAATAGACAATCCGGGTGGGTCCGTAATCTTTCAAGACGCATTTAGTTCTAGTGCCAATGGATCACTTGCAATTAGTTTAGTGTCTGGTACTTTGGATGCTAATGGGTATAACGTAACTTTTACAAATGGTGGAGGCGTTAGCATATCGGGAACGCTAACCAAGTCAGTTGCAGTTGGTTCGGGTACTTGGGTAGTGTCTGGTTTAACTGCATGGAATTTGAGCGGACCAACTAACACCACCGTCACAGGCACAGGTACCATCAGCCTGACCTCGGCATCCGCTAAAACCTTCTCGGGCGGCGGCATCGCCTACACCGACATCACCCTCAACCAAGGCGGTGCTGGGGGGCTAACGATCTCCGGCAACAACACGTTCAAGGACATCACCAACACCTACAAGGCGACCGGAGCCACAAACATCACCCTTGGCACCACGACCCAGCGCGTCTCTCAGTGGACAGCGGCAGGCGAATCCGGGCGGGTGTTGACGGTTCAGGGGACTTCAGCCAGCTCTCCGGCAACGCTTGTTCTGACTGGTGCAACCAAGCCAGACGTAAACCACCTGACGGCTACCGGAATCAGGGCTTACAACTTGACCGATACATGGTATGTTGGGGCCGATTCCACGAACAATGGATCTTTGGGTTTGCTGTTTGAGGCTGCTCCCGCGCCGCCTTCCCCAAGCGGTACTGGAAATTTCTTCTTTGTTTTTCTTTAAGGTAAGCGTCTGATGTTCGGCATATCCGCATTCTCTGAAGCACCATTTTCTGGTCTACCAGGGACTGCTGTTCGTGTTCTTGTTACTGGTGTTACGGCTTCCGGTGAGATTGGTTTTGTAGTTGTTACGGATGATGCAAACGTTCCTGTAACAGGGGTTTCTGCCGCTGGTCAGGTTGGTTCAGTCACAGTAGTTGCGAAAGCTGTTGTAGATGCAACTGGTGTATCGGCTACAGGGTTTGTTGGGTCTGTCGTAGTTACCGCTGATGCTGTTGTAGTCACGACAGGGGTTCAGGCAACAGGCCAGATTGGTAATGCGAATATTCTGATCGTTGTCCCTGTTACTGGTGTACAGGGGACAACTGCGCTCGGTACTGTCACGCTGGAGTCCAACAACTATCTCGATGTTACTGGTTTCGGGATGGTTGGGTCTGTTGGTCTGGTTGATGTGATTGGGGTGTGGTCGATACCCGATGAGGTTCCGAATAACTGGATTGAGGATGTGCCTGACGCAAACGTCTGGATTGATACAATCGCGCAATCGAACACTTGGACGGTGCAATGAGAATCGCATTCGGCAAATGGACACCTGACCGACCTGGGATAGCAGGAGGGCTGACAGAGGCTCTAAACTGCCTTCCTGTCGCGTCTGGATATGGGCCGATACCGTCTAACGCAAACCTATCTTCTACAGCGTCTGAGAGTCTCCTGACAAGTTTTATCGGCAGACAGGGAACCACTACAACTCTGTTTGCTGCTGGGCCTACTAAGTTGTTTAAGTTCGACCCTGCTGACTCGGGGTTGGATGATGTAAGTAGAGCGTCTCCTTCTTATTCAACTACAACCCTGTGGACTACGGCACAGTTTGGTGCTGTTGTACTGGCTGCGAATGGGATAGACAAGATCCAAGCCTGGGACATGGGGTCGAGTACAGCATTTGCTGATGTTGCCGCTGCTGCTCCGACTGCTCAGTTTGTGACGGTTGTTCGGGATTTTGTGGTTGCTGCAAAGACTGCTAGTGAGATTTCGACTGTTTACTGGTCGGACATCAACGATGAGACGGATTGGACACCAGGAGCAGGGAGTCAGTCAGATTCGCAGGTTATTGCTGATGGTGGCGAGATTCGTGGTTTGACTGGTGGTGAATTTGGGATTGTGCTGCTGGAGAGAGCAATTGCGAGGATGACGTATATTGGGTCTCCGCTGTTCTTCCAGTTTGACATTATTGTCAGGAATCTTGGCTGCTACGAGTCTCGATCTGTGGTTCAGTCAGGGCCATTGACGTACTTCTTGAGTGATGATGGATTCTTTGTGACCGATGGTCAGACGGTCAAGCCAATTGGGAACGAGGTTGTAGATCGGTGGTTCTTTGATAACGCTGATCCGGCGCAGTTGGACGAGATGAGTGCCGCTGTTGATCCGGTGAACAAGGTTGTTGTCTGGTGTTTCCGTGACATCTTTAATGTTCAGAAATTGTTGGTCTACAACTATTCGGTGGACAAGTGGAGCCATGCCAACACTACCGCTGATTTCATATCTACTCTTGCGACTGCAAGTTACACACTTGAGCAGCTTGCAAATGTCTCAGCGAGTCTGGATGCCTTGCCAGAATCATTGGATTCTAGGCTCTGGGCCGGTGGCAAGTTGGTTCTAGGTGGTGTTGACGCGAGCCGTTTGGTGACGTTTGGCGGCGCGAATCAGACTGCTGTGCTGACTACAGGCGACATTGAGACAGAGGCTACAGAAACGATTCTGACGCTTGCTAGGCCGATTGTTGATAACGGATCGGCTACGGTCAGGGTTGCATCAAGGTATCGTCTGGATGGCAATCTAAGCTATTCTACTGCTGTTGCTGCTGATAGCGAGAACAGGATTCCGCTGCGATCTAGAGGGAAGTATCACAGGGTAAGCCTGACTCCTACGGAAAGCTGGATTACTGCTGTCGGTGTTGATGTCGAAGTCAAAGCGGTTGGTGGTCGGTAATGTTCCGCAGGCTACCTCAACAGGGTGGTACACCTCGGGATGTGTCCGAGATTGTCAATCGGATCTTGGATGGCAAGATTAACTCTGTTGGGTTGGTCACTCTTGCGACAGGGAATGCCACAACCACTACGCTGTTTGATGAGCGTATCAGCGAAGATAGCATCATCCTGTTTGCTCCGTATTCTGCTGCTGCGTCTGGTGATGGTGTTCCTTATGGAGCGTTTCAGGACGACACAGACCAATCTGCGACTACTACGGTAAATGCTTATGCGATGTCGTTTAGTACGACAGACTTTAGCAATGGTGTGTCTGTCGTCAACAATTCGCAGATTAAAGTTACGAGTCCTGGTGTTTATAACCTTCAGTTTTCAGCGCAGTTTGCTAATGACGACTCGCAGGTGCAAGACGTAGATGTATGGTTTCGCAAAAACGGGACAAACATTGCAAACAGCAATAGCCGTTTTTCAATTGACAGCAAGCATGGGAGCATAAAAGGGCATCTCATCGCTGCGCTGAACTTCTTTGTTGATCTTGATGCAAATGATTACATCGAGATAATGTGGGCGACAACCAGTATTGCTGTCATTCTTGAGCATTTGCCGACTGCATCAACACCCACCAGACCGGCAACTCCATCTGTAATCGCAACTATGCAGATGGTGTCTGAATCTTCAACGTCTGATGTGTATACATCGAACCAGACGCAAGGTCAGGCAACCGTCAATCACTTTGCAAACAGTACCGCAGACAAGACCTATCGGTATGTCGTCCTCGGCTAGAGTTTTTGTCGAACCAAACAATCTCCGGCAGGTTTGGGATTACGTTCGGCAAGGCTTGTTGAGGGTGAAAGAGGCGAGTTCTGAGCCTTGGATACCGGAGGACATCTATTGCGACTGTTATTCCGGTCGATCAATGTTGTGGCTGATGGTTGAGGATGGTCAGCCTGTCGGGTTTGGTGTGCTTCAGCCGGTTGGTGATTGTCTGCATATCTGGGCAGGGTATGGCAAGTTTCTGATGGATGAAGGTTTCCGTCATGCAGAAGAAATTGCTAAATCGGGTGGGGCGCGTAGAATTACGTTTGAATCAAATCGGCCAGGATGGGCAAGGATGGCCGATAAACACGGTTACAAGCCCGTAAGGTGGGCGAAAGAGGTGTCGAATGGGTAGCAGATCAGGAACGTCTCAGACGGAAACGAGGGTCGATCCTAGACTCGTTCCGTTCATCGAGCAGGGTCTGGGTGCAGCCCAGAATCTATTCCAAACCGGGCAACTCCAGTATCAAGATCCCACTACGGGTGAGATGAAAGCCGGTTATGTCCCACAGTATTTTCAGGGACAGACATTTGTAGGTCCATCCCAGTACACACAGCAGGCTATGGATCTTGCCGCGCAGAGAGCGCAGGCGGGTTCTCCGCTGGTACAAGGCGCACAGGGTGCTGTTGGTGCTGCGACAGGGTTTCAGGCTCCCGCTGGCAGTATGTTCAGCAACATCTACGGTCAAGCGGGACAGGGTGCTGCTGGTGGGCTGTATCAGGACATCTATGGTAGGGCCGGTCAGACGCAAGCGGATCAGACTGCTGGCGGCGCGTTCCTTGGCATGAATCCGTTCTTGCAAGCCACTTTCGAGGCTGCTGCACGACCGATTACAAGTCAGTTCCAGCAGCAAATCCAGAACATCAACTCTCAAGCATCTCGAGCTGGTCGGTACGGATCTGCGGCACAGGGGCAGTTGCAAGCCGGTGCTGCTGAGAGTCTGGCATCTAACCTGTCTGGTCTTGGTGAGCGTCTCGGGTTTGCCGGGTATCAGCAAGAACGTCAACTGCAAGAGGCTGCGCTCAATCGTCAGCAACAGGCACAGCAGCAAGCTCTTATCAACCAACTTGCCGCTGCGGGTGGATTGGGTCAGACGCAAGCGCAGCAGTTTTCGACTCAGTTGCAAGCGGCACAGGGGCTGACGGGTGCGGAACAGGGTGCGGCAAATGTTCGTCTGGCTGCTTCCCAGTTGGCTCCTGGCATGGCTGCTCAAGATTACGCAGACATTCAGCGTCTGTTGCAGGTCGGTCAGATGGGCGAGCAATACTCGCAGCAGGAACTGCAAGATCAGATCAACCGATTTAATTTCCAGCAACAGGCTCCGTTCAGGGCGCTCCAGCAATACCTGTCGTTTATCGGTGGTGTGCCTGCTGGATCTCAACAGGTTGCTCCAGAGTACACGAATCCTGCTGCTACGGCACTTGGTGGTGCTGCGCTGGTGAGTGCCTTCAATCAACCAAGGCAAAACCTGGGTATGACCGCACAACAAGGGAATCCATAATGGCTGATCCTGTAACCCTCGCAATGGTTGGTGCTGCTGCTGGTGCAGTTACCAACAAGAAAGATCCGCTGAAGGGCGCTCTTATGGGTGCTGCTCTAGGTGGAGGTGGTGGTCTGTTGGCTGGTGGTGCGGCTGCTGGTGGTGCTGCTGCTGGTGGTTCTGGTCTGCTGGGTGGTGCTGCTCCGCTAGGTGCAACCGCTGCTGGTGGTCTGACTGCAAGCGCAATTCCTGCTGGTGGTGTTGTCGGAGGGGGTGCATTGCTTGCTGGTGGCGCTCCTGCTGCGGCTGCTCCAGGCCTTATGTCGCAATTGGCGAATCCTGCGGTGCTTGCGGCTGGATCTCAATTGGCTGGGTCAATGACACCCAAACAAGCACAGACTGCTCCTGACAGGGTTTCACCTGGGCAACAGGTTCCGATTGAGTTTCAACCTCCTCCGATTGCGATGACTCCTATTGGTAGGTTTGCAAACATTATGCCGCTGGATGAGGAACTTGGCTTATTCGATACGCCGAGCATGATTCGGACGCAGATGAGGCCAGGACAGAATGACCTGATGCTCAATTACATCCCGTCGAGAGGTCGATAATGGACGGAATCCTTGATCGCTTGTTCCCGCAGAATCAGATGCTTGGTCTGTTGGGTGATGAAAACATGACTCAGCAGGCTCGTCAGCAGGGTCTGTTGGGTCTTGCAGCAGGTCTGTTGCAGGCAGGTGGGCCTAGCAGAACCCGCACGAATATCGGACAGGCTCTTGGGTCAGGATTGCTTGCTGGTCAGCAGATGTACAACCAAACAGTCAATCAGCAGATCACGCAAGCCGGTGCAATTCAGAAGTTGCAAGAGGCTCAGAGACAGCGTCAGCAACAAGCGGCAATCAGACAGATCATGCCGTCTCTTGTTCAGCAAGGTGCACCTACCGTAGCCGGTATGCAGCAACTTGTCACGCGAGACGAAGAAGGTAATTTGTTGCCGGGTTATGCACAGGGTGAATTGCAGATCAACCAAGCAGCGGCAAATGTGTTGCGTGGTGCACTTGGTGATGATCCTGACAAGTTCAAGAAGGTTATGGAGGCTGTTGAGATCCAACTTAAATCTTCCAGGCCTCCTGAACCTAAGACGATCACTCTCGGCGAAGGCCAGGCTGCGTATACGCTTGGCCCTGGTGGTGTTGCCACACAGATTGCTGCCGGTGCTCCGAAGGCTCGTGAGCTTCCGACAGCAGAGCGTTCTGCTGCGCTTGAATTGTTTGGTACTGATCAAGGTTTGACTCCAGCGCAGTTGACCCAAGCATCTCAATTGGCGCAGAGACGTTCTCTTGAACGGGCTACTGCTGGGAGGCCGCAGACTACAGTTGATGTCAAAACAGGCCAGACCGCTGCAAACGCATTGATTACTTCAGCAATTCAGCGTGTTGATGCTTCTCAAGCAGCAGCAGATTCTGCGTTCACCACACGACAAACAATTGCAAACATCAAGCCATTACTTGATCAGGGCGTGTTTTCTGGGCCTCTTAGTGGTCAAGCGACTGTTGTTGCAAGGTTGGCAACGACTCTCGGGATTACTGGTCAAAACACGCAAGAACTTCTCAATCGCACATCAGCAGCAATGCAAGGTCTTGCTGGTCTAGAACTTGAGGCTGCTCAAGCAATGAAGGGTCAGGGTGCTATCACGGAGAATGAGCGTTCATTGATTGCTCGTGCTGCTGGTGGAAACTTGGCTCAGTTTACTTCTGGAGAGGTTCGAACGCTTGTTGATGCTCTCGATAAAGTTTCGACGTTTAGGATTGCGTCTCACAAAAGGCAGGTTGATGCGCTGCGTAGGATTCTTCCAGAAGAGTCAAAGGCGTATGTTGATGCATATCGAACTGATTACGATATGCCTGTTTCAAACATTTCTATTCCTGCTGGATTGGCTGAGGCCGCAAGGCGAGAGCGTAGCGGAGGTCGGTAATGGCAAAAGATCCTAGACTTGTTGGGTTTTCAGACGAAGATCTGAAAGCTCTTGCAGACGAGGATATTTCTAGGCTTTCTCCGAAAGGCGTGGAGTTGCTGAGAAAACTCCAAGAACCTCAGAGAATGTTCCAGCCTCCGACTGTTGGAGTCAATGTTCCAGAAGTTATTCGTTCTCGTGAAGCTGCGGCATCACCTGCTGCTGCGCTGAGAGCAGGTGTTCCGACTGACACAAAAGCTCAGATTGCAGAGTTTGCAAAAGCACGAGGGATTCCTGAGTCACGCTATACGGTGATCGGTGGCGACATCTTCTATCTTGGAGATGATCAAAACCTGTACGCAGAGGTTCCTGGTATTAGACGAGCGCCGATGACATCAGCAGCGTTTGCTGCTCCTGCGATTGCTGAGTCTATTCCTCCGATTGCAACCAGCATTGCAACGTCTCCGATGCTGTTGGGAGGGCCTGGAGGTGCTGCTGCATCAATCGGACTGACTGGTGCTGCTGGCGCTGCTGGGACTGCTGCCAGACAAGGGATTGCATCGCTTCTTGGTGATCAGCCAATGGATCTTGGTGCGATTGCTCGATCTGGTACTGCTGAGGCTGCGCTGCAAGCTGTTCCTTATGGTATTGGACGGATAGCAGAACGTGCTGTGGTTCGTGATATTGGGCGCATCAATCCACAGGAAGTTGCCGATCTTCAGCGTTTGGCGCAGCAGCAAGGAATTCAGTTGACTCCTGGAGAGTTGACGAATCTTCAGAGTCTAAAAAGCCAGCAGAAGGTGCTTGGAAATATTCCTGCTTCTCAGGATGTCATCCAAGAGTTTTATTCGCGGCGATTTCAAACGCAAATTCAACCTGCTGTGGATGACTTCTTGTCGCGGATTAGTATGGTTGATGATCCGATGGTTGCTGGCGCTCGTGGTCAACAAGCATTGCAAGCTCGCAGACAGCAATTTGTTGACGAAAGAGCAGCGGCAACGCAACCTTTGTACGATCAGGCATTAAATGGTGCTGCGCCGATTGATGTTAGCGGGGTTGTGCAACAAGTTGACCAGATGATCAGGGTTGCCAAAGGGGATGAGCTTCGTGCTTTGCAGCGAATCAGAAATGATTTGAATCGTCAGGTTATCCGCAGAGATGCCAACGGGAATCCTATTGTTAAACCTGACGGAACTCCAGAAATGCAAACCGTCATTGAAAATAGACCTGTTGCATTGCAGCGTGTTAAGTTTGACATTGATCAACTGTTGCAAAGTGAAGCTGCAAGCAGCATGGACAATGTTATTCGCGGAGATCTTACAAGGATTCAAAAAAATCTTGTCCAAAGGATGGAGCAGGATATTCCTGGTTATGCACAAGCAAACGCTGAATTTGCAAGATTGTCTGCTCCAATCAATCAGTTTGATACAAGCAGAGCCGGTTTATCGTTAACGAAAATGGGAAGGGACAACCTAGATCAGTTTGCTGAACGTGTTTTCGGGCCTGCTGCCAGACCGTCATCTCCAAATACAATCAGGGCAACTCGTGAATACATTATCCAGTCTCGTCCTGATGGAGAAGAAATCTGGAATGATGTAACTCGTGCCTACCTTGAAGATGTCTGGCAACGAGCAATGAAGCCTGCTCCAGGTGCTACAGAACAAAAGGTTGACGCTGGGCTTGCGTTCCGAAATATCTTGATGGGTGACACGAAACGTCAGGAGTCACTTAGGGCTGCTCTTACTCCTCAGCAATTTGTTGCGCTGTCGGATTTAACAAAGGTTTTGGAAGCTGCTGGTAGAGTCAAAAAGCTAGGGTCTGACACGGCATTCAATCAAGAGATCATCAGAGAAATGCAGAAGAGCGCTCCGGGTGCTTTGGCTACTGGTGCGAGATGGGTGACTGAACCGCTTAAGACTGTTCGTGATTTCTTGCAAACTCGTGCGTTTGAAAACAATGCTTCATCGCTTGCACAGATTGTCACTAGCCCGGATGGTATTCAGAATATGCGTGAATTGCGTAGACTTAGGCCTACACAAGCTAAGTTCTGGGCGACTTTAACTCAATCTCTGGCCGGTGCTGGAGCGTTCGGTGCTGAAGCCTTCATGGAAGAATAATCATGGCAAAGACAAAGATCTCCGAGTTTGACACTAACCCAGACCTTAACACCGACATAAACTCTATCAACATCGCAGAGGGTTGCTCCCCTGCGAACATCAACAATGCCATCCGGCAGTTGATGGCTGATCTGAAAGATTGGCAATCAGGATCGGATGACAAGTACATTGCTCCGGCAGGGACTGCTGCTGCGCCATCGTGGACGTTCAACGGCGACACAGATACCGGGTTCTACTCTGGTGGTGCTAATGTTGTTGGAGTTGCTGCAAACGGATCGTCTGTCGGTACGTTCACATCTTCTGGGTTTGTTGGCAATGTCACGGGAAATGTGACCGGCAACGTCACCGGGAATGTTACCGGCGATTTGACTGGAAATCTGGTTGCGGCATCTCCGACTGCTCCGACACAGGCTCTAGGAACGAACAACACGACTGTTGCCACGACTGCGTTTGTGCAGGCTGCGCTGAATGCTCTTTACCCTGTCGGTTCGATTTACATCAACGCAACCAGTTCAACAAATCCCGGTACTTCTCTCGGGTTTGGTACTTGGACAGCATTCGGCGCTGGTCGAGTTCCTGTTGGTTTTGATGCTTG